CTCTCTTACGTGTATCGATACCTGCTTCACCCCCATCAAAAGCACACTAGAGCCTGTACATAGGGATTTCCTCAGGCGTGTACGAACCTTCCCCTAGTGTGCTTATGGTGGAGGTGCCGGGTGCCGCCCCCGGGTCTACTCCGTCGTTGCTAAAGTTTCAACATTACATACTATTTATAACACATTTATATAATTGTGTCAAGTTCTTTTTGTGCTCGAGTAGATACTTTTTTATCAGGGTCTACAAGTTTGCGTAGCCAACTGTCAGCAATATATGCCTTGGGTGATGGTCCCAGTTGTATGCTAAGATCCTCTGCTTCAATCCACCAGTAGTGATCATAGACAGCACAGTGGCATTTCATACCAAATGCAGTAAACTCTTCACCTTGTTCGAATTTGCCTATATACTCCGATACATTAACTATGCGTCCTACATTTTTAGGATTAATACTAAAAACAATTACGGCTTTGTCGCCCGCTTCTACGTTCATTCTTCTTCTTTTTTCTTTGGTTTGCGTCCGTAGAAGCCGCCTTTGATTTCTAAATTTTCAGTTCGTTTACCGTATGGTATTTTTTCAATTTCATTACCTTTGGCTAGCCACTCATCTATAGCAGATTGTGTTGCTTCGTCAGTCTTACGCGGAGTCGGATTCATTGTTGTAGTACGCCTTTTTATGTTTAAGTTTTTTTGTTGCGACAATGCCGCGTATTTTTAAATGTTTTTCTGTTTCAACTTTAGGCTGATAAGTTTTAGCTTTTTGCGGTGCCTTGTATGACTTTGCCATTTACCAAAATCCTAATGTTCTTCCATTACCTATAATAATAAACAGACAGGTTACAATATTTAACAGCACCCATAAGGTTCTGATAATTGCAACTCTGTCTGCTTTTTTATTATCAGCGTATGCTTTAGTACCAATAGCTTTGCACCAATACTTCCACATACTCATCCTTACATCGAGTTCTTACGTTCTTGAATCTCTGCTCGACGTGACTTTGTTAGTTTGCCTAAGTCACCTAGTGCGCCACGGGCGCGGGCTGCGGCTGCTTTAACATTCTTTTCTTCCCATGCCGCGTGTTCGACTAAGTAAGCATTAAATGCTGCAACAATTTGTTCATGTTGTGATTGATCGCTCATATTTTTTCTACTGTAATATGTTCATAAATTTCCTTCCAGTTGGTTACTTTTGTAATGCCTGGACGGAGTTTGTCGTTCATGTTGAACCCATGTTCAACTAAGATTGGCTTTAGACCCAAGTCCAAACCGCACTCTGCATTTTCTAGTTTGTCTTCAATCCAGTACAATCCTGAATCTTTATAAGGTGCAAGTGCTTCATCTTTAGGAGCTCCTGTATCTAAACAAACCAGTTCTTCGAAAGCTGTTTTTCCAAACAACTTTTCTAAGTTCATCTGACGTAGTTTTTTAGCATTGACGTCTGTACTCATACTTGTAATACAACGGAATACATAACCATGCTCTTCGTGCAGCCGTTTAACATAAAACATTGCATCACGTAATGCAGGTAGGAATCCCATTGCTGCGCTTTCGTTGAATACTTTTACGTGTTTAATTGCTTCGTTGCGTGAAATACCAAAACGCTTGGCAATATCATATTCCCAATTTCCGTTAGCAATTTGTGTGTATCCGCGCTGTTCTAAATAACAACAGAATGCATATTCCCAGTTGAGTAGAACGCCATCACAATCCGCAAGTATTACTTTATCATTGTATTTTTTCATGTGAGCCTCTTTTATATTATGTATATACTATAACATATAACTGTAGAGATGTCAACCAATAATTACATCGAGTAGCCGTTGGATCGTAGCACAGGTTTATATTGTGCAAATTGCCCTGTCCGACTGCCGTTAGGTCCCCATTGACGTTTTGCTCCAATGTCAACATGAACGAAACCGTTATAACATCCAATACCACTGAAGCCTGCATCAATTATCTTTTGAAGCATATCAACTCGGCCTTGAGTAGTTGATGTTCCCCATTGTATATCAACTGCCTTACGTTGTACGTGCATGCTGTTACGTGCTCCGCCGACACTGCTATTGTATGCAGGTGTACGATATGCACTGTTTAATGTAATCACTCTACCTAAACTTTCTGCTAGCGTTTCTAATTTAGACCATACTTCTGGCAACACTCTAGGATTCACATGCGATTGCACATTAATCCATTCTGATGTAGGTCTAGGAATATTAGAATCATCTGCTGCGTCTGCGCCTGTTGCTGCGTCACTTCCTGGTGCACCAGATGCTCCGTCTTGTCCTGTTACAGGACTTGTGCCACCCGGCGAGCCACCGCCATAACTTTCAAGTGCTTCATTAGTATCTGGATCGCCCCCAGCTGCAAGTTCTGCTGCTCTACCACTTATAATTGCCCTAGCTTCTGCATCACTAATTCCAACTGTATCTTCGAGACCGAGCGCATCTGCTACGGCTCCGCCAAGTGTCGGTCCACCATTTACAAAAACATTTGATGCAAATGGCGTATTACTATGTGTTACTGCTGGCATTATTGTCCTCCTTCTGCATCATAATCAAATGCTGGCGGCGGAGTTGTACCTGCTCTGTCTGCTGCTTGTTGTGCTTCCGTCGATCTAGCTACTACTTGCCCTGTTGCTGGATCAATTAGGTCTGCATTCGGATTAGCGTTTTGAGATGCTGTGCTGCCTTCTGCTCTTGCAAAGGGCCACCGCTTCCTTGGCTTGCTAGGATTGGGTATTTGATCAGGTGGACCGCTAGGCGAACCAGCAGTTATTTGGCCGTTGACTTCGTTATCAAAACCTAACTGTTCGCCTTTAGCAAACGGAGTTACTTGTGTAGTTGATCCCCGTAGTCCGTCGTCTGGACCAGCTGTACCTTCTGCTTCCCAATAATAAAATCCTGCTTCTCTCATCAGCACCTTTTGTACAGCAGGATCTTGGCCTAGTGTATTAAGGATAGAAGTTCTTTCTGCATTTAAGTCTGCATTGCTATCACCACTCGCTGCCGCTGTGCCGCCGCCATTTGTTGATGCACCACTATCGATAGCACCTGCCACGGCTGCTGCTGTATTTCCTACTGCTGTACTCATACTAACTGCTAACAAAGCACGTTGAAAATCATTTAACACATTGCTAGTAGTTATACCAGATTCGGGGTCTGATTGTAGTGTTTGTAACAACCTAACATCGTCACGTATACCCGTAAGTGCTGTGATGATTCGGTTGTATTCCGGGGTCATGTCTATATGCTTATATGGATCTGCCATTATGCGTTATCTCTCGGTGTCATTGTGTCTACTAAATATCTAGGTGCGTTTGCAGTATTTGTTGGTCCGGTGCCTCCCCAATATCTATTTGAAAGGACGCCTGATATCACACCAGCTTGTTGTCCTTTCCAAGCAATGTCTACGTGTACATTGCCATTGCCCATATAGCCATTACCCATACCTACTCCTGTTGCGCCAGCTTTTTCACATTCTTCTACAAATTTTAATAAAATAGCAAGTTGTGCTGGATTGTTAGTGTATAGTCTAGTGCCGTCACCGTCTAAGACTCTGCAATCAGCAGCATATCCTTTGTCATGTCTATTCGAACCAGTACGATTAACTCCGTCTCGACCGCCTTCACTTTTAGGAACTTGGCCGCCACTTGTAATTACAACGTCAACACCTGCTGCTGCTCCTGCTGTTTTAAGTATGTTCATAAGTTCTGTTTGGATTGGTAAATTACGTTTTCCGTCCATGGCGTATGTAACATTGCCTACACCAGATCCGCTTTTAAGTTCAATTTGATCTTGTGGCACACTACCTTCATAATAAGTTGTGCCGTCTTCGCCTACAATTGCAGTCGAGGCGCCTGCGCCGTAACCAGCACCTTGTGAATTTACAGAACTGCCGCCTCTAAATCCGCCTGGATTAGAACTGGTATTTCTCAGAGCATTATAATTAGCTGCACTAGTGTTGCCTAGATTAGTAGGATTTCCAATTTCAGCATCTACTAATTCTAATATTCCTGATTGCTGTAGATTAATATAATCTCTTGCTGCTTGAGCTATATTAGCAGGATTATTTGCAACTGTGTCAGCGTCGCGCTGATAGACACCTTTTGATCTGTCGTCTGCTCTATCGGTGATGATTCGCAAGTCTGTTTGAATATCTTCAAACAAACTTGCTATTTCTGCTAGACATGCTTGATGAGCAAGGTCATGGTCAATATGTACGTGATCCGGTGGACTACTGCCTGGATCAGTATCAACATCAGGATGATTAACTGTAGTTTGACCTACGCCTTCCGTTGTCGATTCTTCAAATATTTTTGCGCCAGCTAATGACATTTATATTCCTCGTATTATACTAGTAGTATATTTATCCGAGAATTTATGCCATTTGAATATTGCTGGTAGTTGCAGTGTATTGCTTGGCAATTTCATCTTCTGTTTTAGCAATGCAACTAACAGTTGACGATAAGATATTAAACTTTGCATCAGGATTTACACTAAACATAAATGGTGCTAGACCCATGCCTTGCTGTTGCATAATTAGTACCATTGGCTTTTTGAGTACAAATTTTGTTGTTGTTTCTTCGTCTAGTCTAGCAACAATTTCTTCGCCGCTGCTTAGTTTTAGAGACACAGTGTCTCCTGCTTTGTATGGTGTTTCAATAATCATAATGAGTGTCCTGTTCCGTTGTAGTTAGTTTCTTCTAGGTATGTAGGCAACTTGTCAAAGCCACCAATTTTTGTACCGTGTACTTTAATCTGTGGGAATGTACGTGCTCCTGGGAACATCTCTAGTACTTGGTCACGAGTAAAGTCTACATCAAGTTGATAATACTTAAATGGTAAGTTTCTTGATTCACACAATGCCTTTGCGCTAACGCAATGTTGGCATTGTGGTTTACCGTAAATTTCAATCATAAACTAAATCCTTTTTGAATTGTTTCTAACTTCCAGCCTTTAGTTTTTCCTTTTTTAGGAATAGGCCAGTTTTTTTGTATTTGCATTTTTAGTGTACTCCAACTTAAATTGTTTGTTTTACAAAAATCAGCTGCTTCGCCGCCGCATAGAATATGTTCTACTCCCTGTGGAGATGTTAATTTATACGTGTAACTATTTTTGTTATGCTTACCAACTCGTAATTTTGCCTTTGCACTGATTAGATCCTTTGTACTTTGCCTTTGTGTTTTGCCGTACATAGGATTTCCAGTACCAGTATTCAATTTACTGAACTTCTCACGTGTTTCTGCACTGTGATTTTTAGGTCCATAGCCGCCACGTTCTTTCTGCAGGCGCGAACGCAATCCTCGTTGTTGCTGTGCTTTTTCAACACCGTAAATTTCTTCGTATGTTTTACCTTTGTGATTAGGAGGACGAGCATCTATACAGATGTTGGATAATATTCCATCTTTGTCATACCCTTTTCTGCCATGCTGTTTGATTAACTCTGATTCCATCTCATACGCTAACCCTTCATCTATAATATTTTCTGCAACGTATTCAATTAATGGTTCGTTGCCTGATGCACGTATGCTAGCAATCTTATTTTCTTTATAAACATTCCTAGTTTCAGGAACGTCCCATAAGTGTGTTTTAGCTCGTCTACCCTTTCCTTTGCCTACGTAAAACGGCTGGCTGTTTCGTGGGTCTACTAATTGATATACATAATACACTTCGCTGGTCTCCTGCTGTATATATTTAGCAAGAGACTGAGAATAACAGTTAGGTATTGAATAGTCCTCAATTTGATTAGAACTGGCAGCAAAAATAATATGTTCTCTGTTATCTTTATATGGAGTCACATCTACTAGGTTGTGGTCTTGCCATACACTATGTCGTATAGCTTGTATAATTCCAAACCCTTTTAAAAAATAATAACCAATTACTCTCTTGCCGCCATAGATACTAGTGTGTACACTAACATTATTATGACAGTTGTTGTGATCGTATGCTGCCTGTGCATCAACACTTACAGCGCCAATCCAGTCGCAATCCAAAGACTTTGCCATAGAACACAAGTCATCTTCAACTGCAACTGGATTGTTCCACATTTAAAGACTAAATCCTTTAAATGTATTGTTGTCAACATCTTGTACAGTACCACCAGAAACATAGCTGGAAATTTGTGTTTGCTGAGGTGCCACTTGTACTTCGCTTCCGCTAATCCATTTCTGTGTCCACGGTAGCGGATTGTTTTTAATTGTGTAAGGACTCTTAAGATTCACATTGGTCATTCTGCGAGTGCAAATCCATTCAATGTAATCAGCTAACAGTTCTGTGTTAAGTCCAATCATTGATCCATCTTTGAACAAATACTCTGCCCAAGCCTTTTCTTGATCAACTGCGTCTACAAACATCTTAATGCATTCTGCTTCTGTTTCTTCAGCAATCTTAACATAGTCCGGATCGTCTTTTTTAAGAGTTTTCAGCATCATCTGTGTACTTGCTAGGTGCAAGTTTTCATCACGTGCAATCAACTTGATAATCTTAGCATTGCCTTCCATCTTCTTTGTTTCAGCAAACGCCCAGCTGCATGCAAACGAGACATAGAAACGTACACCTTCTAAGATGTTAACACTCATTAGTGTAAGCCACAACAATTTCTTTAGTTCATAAAGATCAACAGTAATTTTCTTACCGTTAACTGTGTGTGTTCCTACTCCTAGCAGATTGTACCACGCACTTGTTTCAATAAGATCATCGTAGTACTTTGAGATATCTCCAGCACAATCTAAAATCTCTTTAGTGTCCATCATCTCGTCAAAGATTTTACTAGGGTTTGAATACACGTTGCGAATAATATGTGTGTATGAGCGTGAGTGGATAGTCTCTGAAAACGTCCATGTTGTGATCCAATTCTCAATTTCAGGCAAACTGACAATAGGTGAAAATGCTTCTACTGGTGCACGACCTTGTACACTGTCCAGCAGGATTTGACGCTTGAGGTTTGACGTAAAGATGTGACGCTCATGATCAGTAAGTGCTTTAAAGTCTTTTGCATCTTGATAGATGTCTACTTCTTGAGGTCTCCAAAAGAATCCAAGTTGTTTGTCGGTTAGTCCGTCAAAACTTTTATATTTCAACGTGTCGTATCGTTGAATTGTAGGACCGCCCGTCGGATCTAGAAATGCTAATACTTTAGTGTGATCTGCTTTGTTTGCAGTGTTAAAAACGCTCATGTATCTGTTACCCTTGTGTATGTGTATAGTACTATACTAACACGCCCCGAATGGCGTGTCAAGTATTAAATTGTGCAGCTCTCGCAATCTGCTTCGTCTACTTCGACGATTTCAAGTTCGCCCATCATCTTACTAACATCAATTTCGCCCTGTCCGTCGTTTGTATTAAAATAATAAAGCTGCTTTCCACCATACTTATAAAACATCAGCATGTGCTGTAACAACGTACTCATAGGTATCTTTTCATCTGTATAGAACACCGGATTGTAACTGGTATTAACACTAATGCCTTGATCAATGTACTTCTGTAGCACAGCCATAATCTTTAAGTAACCTTCTGGAGACTTTTGATCCCATAGCAAGTCATATTTATTCTTTAGTCGCTTAAACTCTGGCACTACTTGCTTGAGTACACCGTGCTTGCTTTGCTTTACACTAATCAAACTGCGTGGTGGTTCAATACCGTTTGTAGCGTTAGCAATCTGTGCGCTTGTCTCAGCTGGCATTAGAGACATTAGTGTTGAGTTACGGATACCTGTAGCTTTGAGTTGCTCACGCAATCCTTTCCAGTCTTGGCGTTCAACATGCGGAATGAGTTCGTCTAGGTCTCGCTTGTATGTTTGATTAGGTGTAATACCGTGGCCGTACTTTGTTTCCATGTTACCTGGTATTGCACCTTGCTCTGCTGCTAGGTCAGCACTTGCTTTGATCAAGTAGTACGACCATGCTTCTGCCCACTCGTCTACAAGTGCAAGTCCGTCTGCATCAATATGTTGATAAGTTAAATCATTCTTAGCTAACCAGTATGCAAAGTTAATAATGCCAACACCAAGGGGTCTACGCTTCTCTGTAGATAACTGTGCTGCTAGGATTGGATAGTTCTGATAGCTTAGTAGTGCATCAAGTCCACGCACTGCCAAACGACATACACGCTCAAAGTCTGATGTGTGACGAATGTTGCCCCAGTTGATTGCACTTAGTGTACAAAGCGAGATAGCAGCGCCGTCATAGTCTTCTACCATTTCATCTACATATACATAATCGTCATCATTAACATCGTCTAAGTTATCGTCTACAATT